GAAGCCACGGTGAAGTACCTTGAGCGGGTAGGCGTGGCGCAGGTATACAAGACCGCGCGCGTCATCGTGGGAAATCATCCTTCCCAGACCGCTATCCGTGAACTAGCGACAGCCAGGTGCTTTGCGCTAGCACGCCAACACGGCCCTAAACTCGCCTCTCTGTATGGTTCAGACAGAGACGCAGTTATATTGGCCAGAATGAATGTTGGCGTTTCCGACCCGCTAGAGCTGCGTGTGCATCATACCACGCTGACTCCGGCCGATATTTTACGCGCACCCTTAAGTGGTGTCGACGCAACAGTCCCAGCGTTCTTGGCAGCGTACAAGCCAGACACTGCGATGCTTGTAGACGTCTACACCGGAGAGCGAGACCAGCTCTTATCTTTGGTGCAGCAAGTTTTCGAGGCAGGCGTTAAGGCGCTTGTCTGGGTAGGACACGGTTTCAGAGGTGCTTGGGGCACTGCTGAGAAAGAGGGAGCTTGGATTCGGCGCGCAGATGGGAAAATTCTTGCGCGCTCCGACGCATACGAGGCCGCCTACGGTCCTCATTACGATGCGGCGGTAATCACGAATCCTGGCTCGTTCCAATTGCCTAATGGCCAATGGTGCACAACTGCGATACACATGGTGATATCGAACACACTGGTGTGCCTTGTCCAACCCATTGCCGTCCCTATTGCGCCCCCCGTCGTGGAACACACGACCAGCGAGTGGCGCATATGTGACATCCCGCAAGACGGCGGGATAAAAGCGTGGGTCATCCAGTTCAGCCCTTGGGCTGCACAGAAACTTGGCATTGGAATGAAACCGGCCATCTTTGATAAACGTCTACATCAAATGGCACAAGATTTCCTCACCGGCAGGCAGCGAGATGCCCATTCCTACAGACAGTTAGTGATACACCTTCAAGCGTTGTTGAGTGCGAACAGTGAATACAGGCAGTGCTCCCAGCTATTTCCTCTAGAGATGGCTGAGATGGCACAGGCCGCGAGCTATTTCGCTTTCGTACATCAAGCGCATCAGCTTAGCAGCGCGTTCAACTCGCTGCGCGCCATCTATGGTGGGAGCTTCCAGACATACAACACAAGTCTGGCGCACTTAGACAAGCCACTTCCAACCCCTATGTGGAAATGGTATAGTGTCAGTGTGATGGCTCTCCTCCTTGCGTGGCCTCGCATGAAGGGTGTGTTGCGTTTCGCCTGGAACCTTGCGTGGTTATGGGCCAAGCGAAAACGACTGGCTGTTGCTCCTGGATCACTACTATCGTCTCTGGCTCACTGGCTGCCGGTGTTCCCTCCTTACATTTTCCTTGAGGAGTTGTTCAAACACCAACTTTGGCAACCAGGTAACAAGCCAGTTGGACTTGTCTTGCTTGTATCTGCAGAGATCATCAAGCATTGGCGGCAACATACTCTGCGCCATTATATCCCAACGTTTGCCATGCACCTGATTACAGCTGCAATGCCGCTGAACAAGGGATTCGTTGTTCACTACTTGTGGAATCTGACTATCTTCGTAGCTCAGGCCATCTCCAGACGCTTCGTCTCTGGGATCTGGCAAGACTTCAAGATGGCACATTACTGCAGCCCTTGGGAACATCGTCCGGCCATAGAGGAGTCCGTGAAATGCGTCGCACCCTTCGATCCCGCGATCAGTTGGGTGCCTCGGCAAGAAGCCTTCTTCCCACCGAAGGAGGTGGATCCAATGATGCCATTACGAGTCAAGGCAACATGGATCCCTCGTGAGATCACATACGCGGAAAGCCTGACGCGCAATCCAGTGTGCATGGTGCTGCCTACAAGCCACCCTGCATACGTGCCGGCCAAGAGTGAGGGCAACCTCCAAAAGGTCGCGGTTGCGCGCATCATGGCTCCCCCTCCAATGGATCCCGAGCTCCAAAGAGAACGATGGCGCACTGTTGAAGTGATCATCAGAGAGCAGTTCCCCCCCCTTGTGTGGGATCAAATATTTCCCTTGTGGGTCGCACATACCCGCGAGGAACCCAAGAAGTGGAAGAGAGTGGAAAACGCTCTCGCCAAGCTGGCGTCGGTGCCTTTTACACCAGACGACCACCACTTGTCCTCAGTCAAGCTCTTTGTGAAGACCAATGAGGCACTTCTGAAATGTTCGTTTCCTGAAGGGGGCGGTCCAGGGAAAATGCTCCTTAAACCGCGTGCCATTGCCGAAGTGGCGCCAGAAGTCCAGATTGCGTGTGGTCCATACATATATGCTGCCTCTAAGACGTTAGCTCGTCATTGGCACATTGATCACGGCCCGCACTTTTCTTGGGGTACACTGCGCTTCACCTTCATTCTAGGCAGCGTCTTGGTGGCTGACGAGCTAGACAGCGTAATGCAATATATGCTGGCTCTCAGTATCATGGATTCAACGCTCACACACGTGGCCATCATGGTCGCGGGCGATGACTCTCTTGTTTGCATCAACGGACGATTGTTTTTAGAGAGTGACTTCGGCATGTATGACGCAAGTCAATCGTTTGGGCCGCTGGATTACGAGCGGCGGAACTTAGCTTGCTTGGGTGTTCCTGATGAGATACTCGAGCATCTGCGCAAATTGTCCCATGCCACATTCAAACTTGGGCAATGGCGCATTTCGCGTGCTAAGCGGCCCATACGAGACACAGGAGGACCTAACACCTCTGTGGGTAACAGCATAAACACTGCTGGCGCCTGGTGTAATGTGATATGCTCACTACACCGCCCTGACACCCCGATCGAGTTACTATACGGCGAGCGTAGCATCGCTGACATGTTTGACTGGTTGGGTTTAGACGCAAAATTGCGCGTGTCAACAGGGCCAATGGGGCCCACTTTCCTCAAAGGAATGTGGTGGAAGACGGTAGCTGGAAGTCCATTTGATTACACTTGGGCGCCACTCCCTTCCCGTGTGCTTAAAGTTGGGAAGATCTTGGAAGATCCCCGGCGCACGGAACACATAGCCGATCTGAGGGATGCCGCAGCGCATTTCCTTGCTGGACTGGCGAACACTTATGAACAGTTCGCCCAGGTGCCCATCCTGAGTGCCTTTGTCACGCGCTATAAACGAGCGAACGTGACGCAAAACTACGCCGAGAGGCGATTTAAGACACAACCAGGAAAGGTGGTGTGTGTCCTGGACAGAAGCAGCGCTTTGTCACAGACAGCCAATCATTACGATTGCTCCGTCAACGATGTGTTAGAGATGGAGCAACAATTTACGGAGTCTGTGCCTTTCTGCATGCTGCGTCATCCAGGATACATCCTGATGGCAAAGCGCGACTATGCGTAGACGCGCGTGGCCCCGGAATGAGAGGAGGTGCCGGGGAGGGGGTGGTGGCCCCAGCGATAAGAAGTGTACCATCCACATATCGGTACACGCGTTTTGATGGCAACGCCAAAGCAAAGCAAACCAGCAACCAAGCAGGTTCGCAAGGGCCCTAAGCCCACACCGAAATCCAAGAAGCCTCAGGCTTCCGCGGCGCGTGCGCGTGCCGCGCCCATCGCGCAAGGATACCGCAACCTCAGGGTATCCTTTGACGTTGCGCCAGGCCCACAGCCTGGCAGCATCCGCATTCGTGGCACGGAATACGTAGGCCGTGTCACATCTAGTGAGGCAGAAAACACTCTGCTCCTAGCCCTTCCCCTGAATCCATCGTGTTTCCCCGGACGTCTTTCAGAGTATGCCAAACTCTTCGACAAGTTCATCTTTGATAGCTTGTCGATACACTACCAGGCAGCCTGTCCGACAACCACACCCGGGTCGATAGCTTTGGTATTTGACGGAGACGCCACAGACACCGCGCCAGCTAGCGCAGCAGAAGTGCTTGCGTTGGCTGGTTGCCAGACCGCGCTCTGGCAGTCCGCGTCGTTCAGAGTTCCCGCGCTAGACAAGTCCCGCCAATACTTTATGGGACTGTCTGGGGACGATGACAGCGCCGTGCGCCAAATGTGTCAAGGCAAACTCTCCGCCATACAATTCCTGCCCGTTCCAGGCGGCACATCGTCGCCTGTTGGAGACGTGTTCATCGAGTACGTGTGTACCGTTTATGAGCCCGTTCTCCATCCCGGCACCGTTCCTGGTGCCACTGGGCCGATCTCAGGGATTGGGACCAATTACACGTTCCCTGCCGCTGAAACTGTGGGCGCTCACACTAAATACCGCCCCTTTGACAACGACACCTACTGGAACGAAATTGGTACGAAGATTGCAAACGCTGCCAACGGACTTCTCACACAGTTCGTGGACCGCAACGGAAAGCGCTGGCTCCGGCAAGTGATAAATGCCCGGAGCCCGCCAGGGCTGCTTGCCAACCTGTTCGCAACAGGCTCGCAAGGTGCATCAGCCCTCTCAAAAGGATCGTCGAAACGTCTCGGAGCCTACCAGGCCGAGGTCACGGTCCAATGGGATATAGATCTAGTCAATACCCAACTTGGGGCAAGCCCTGCGGGCTACCCCACCGCCATATCTTCGAACTACTCGTTTGACTATGCCGTCACCGATGTTCTGCCTGTGTTCTCAACATACGGCGTCATCGAAGTTGACCTGCTGCACGGTCTCAATTCGGATGGTTCGACACACACATTCAGCACTGAGGCACCAGGAACCCACTCCATACTCCTGGCGCCTTACATTGACTATCTGTTGGACACGGGCACGCTGCCAGAAACGTCTATTCACTTCACAGACGACTCGCAGCGCTTCCTGGCTACAGGTGCGCCACACATGTTGATGGCCACCGCACCAGCCGCCAACAACAACGCAACTTCGAAAGGGCGACAATAGCCCTTCTCTTGTGGACACGCCACCACGTGGACACATGAGGTCGGTGCCAGG